TAACTCTCAAAAAGTAACTAAATAAAAACATTATGATGACTACCACAAAAGCCTTTGGCATTGTTCGTCCCGGCGATCACATCGGACAAACTCAAGCAGTTCCTGCTCAACCTTCTCCTCAACCAAACATTGAGGCAGAGAAATTTAAAATTATTTCTGAAGCAATTCAGAAATTTATGAATAAAGAAATTTCTAAAGGAGAACTAGAAACAATACAAAATTCGTTGAAGTAATGTGTTTTATAGTGTAAATTAAACTGTGAGTTCTAAAACAGTTGAGTTTCAAAAAATAAAAGTTCGTAATTTCCTATCATATGGGGATAGTCCGATTGAAGTCGAATTCAAAAACGGTATCACATTTGTAACAGGATACAATAAGGATGAAGAATCTTACAATGGTGTTGGTAAAACATCGCTCATTGTTGAATCTTTATCCTTTTTGCTTTTTGGTGAAACATACAGAGACATTAATCAAAAGCTTATTAAGAATAAGTTTGGTGGAAAAACATGTATTGTAGAAGGATGGTTAAAAGTTAATGACGACGAGTTATATATTGTTCGTAGTCTTTCTCCTAACAAACTTATCTTAACTGTTAATGGTGATTCAGATAGTTACACAAAATCTGTTCCTGAAACCACCAAATATATTATAGACAATATAGGTGTGTCAAAAACAGTGTTTACAAACACTATTGTTATGACTAACCGAGAAAGCATGTCTTTCTTAAATCAGAAAAAAGAAATCAAAACAAAGTTTATTGAAGGAATTCTTGGTCTTGAAGCATTCACTGAATTTCTTCGTCTTGCCAAAGATGAAGCAAAACTTGCTGATGATAATCGCGCAAAAAAGTTTCAAGAAAGTACTCTTGTGGAAAGAGACTTGAATAATGATCAAACTTACTATACTCAATATGAAGAGAAAAAAGTTCGAGACGAAGACCTTATTAATCAAAAAATAACACTTTTAAAAGCAGTTCAACCAATTGATAATTCTGAAAAAATAAATCAACTACAAGAAGAAAAACAAATTTTAGAAGATTCTTTACCTGAAAAAGAAGAAAGGATTGGAAAAGGAAATAAAAAGAAAATGGAACTTGATGCAGATAAATCACAAAAGGAAAAAACCCTTCGTGCATTGTCTGGTAAACTCACAGAATGTCCATCTTGTAAAAGACCTTTCGATGATCATAACTCTGATGAAATAGAAAACGAAAAAAAGGGTTTAAAAGATAGTATAAATGAACTATCAGTTCAAATCGAAAAGTTCTCCAAAGCTATTAATAAAGTTAACTCTGATGTTTCTGAAATAAAAACTAAAGTTCGTGAAATAACAAAAGATGTTCAAAATCTTCAAAACGATCAACAGAAGTTTCTTAAAAGCGAGATGGAAATAAACAATCTGCTTCAACAACTAGAAACTGTTCAAAACAGTGAAAATCCTTTTGGAGAGAAAATTCAAAAAGCTAAAGAAAGACTCGATAAATGTAAAGATCAGTTAGATGTTTTTATCAAAGAATCTAAACTTGCTAACATTGTTAAAGAAGGTGCATCACCAACAGGAATTAAAGCCCTTGTTATAAAGAAAGTTATTAACCAATTAAACAATCGTATCAACCATTATCTTGTTCGTTTACATTCACCTTTTCGTATTTACTTTGATGAATTTTTCGAAGAGAATTTTAAAAGTGTAAATGGTGAAGAATATTGTTATGGTAGTTTGAGTGGAGGAGAAGCGAAGCGTGTAGATTTTGCTATGCTTTTTGCATTTCGTGATATTCGTCGATTACAAAGCAATGTTCATATCAACCTAACAGTTATGGATGAACTTTTCGACAGTGCATTAGATAGCACAGGAATGAATGACATTATGGAACTTTTAAAAGAGAGTAAAGACGAATGTTTTATGGTGGTTACGCACAGACCAGATAATATCGACAATTATGGTTGTAGCATTATAGATCTAATCAAAGAAAACGGAGTTACGCTCTTGAATAACTCATAAGGTAGTTTTAAATATCTGAAATGCCTACAATCGTTTCAAATAATGAAGTTAAAAAAGTTCCTAATGTAAAACCATTAAATAATGGTCCGTCTAATAAGGCTGAATTTTCTAATATAATATTTCCTTTTAGAAATACATTTGGTCCTAAAATTTTTGGAGAATTGTCTCAAAAATTATCTCACTACTCTCCAAATAATAATGGTATAAAAATTCCAGTGCCAGGAGAAGGTTTGCCTAGAGTTATTCATTATTGTGCAGACCAAAGTGGTTGTGCTTTCTGGCGAATGATTTGGCCAGGAGATGAGCTTCTTGCCAACAATAAGGCAGTAATCATGACTCTTTATCAAATGGTTACAATAGGTCAATTTTACGGAGGTATTGATGCAGTTCGTTTACAACGTCAATGCACAGAACCTCAACTTGAGTTTATCAAGTTCTTACGTTCTATTTCAGATCAATTGAAAAAAGAAACAGGAAAAGGTTTTCGTATTATTTGGGAAGTGGATGATATTGTTTGCCCTGCGGTTGATATTCCAGACTATAATGTTTGTAAAACTGCATTTGAAGGCGACACAGTTCATAACAATGTTAAGGAAATGATGAAGTATGTTGACGAGGTTACTGTTGTTTCTGAGCATATGCGTCAGCACTACAAGAAACATTTAGGGTTTGATAAAATTACTGTTATTCCAAACTATGCACCGAAAAGTTGGATTGATCGTGGATTTGATGAAAAATCTATTCTTAAAAAATATCGTCGTAAAGGAAAGCCTCGCGTGCTTTATGCAGGAAGCGGAACACACTTTGATGTATCAAACAAGGTTAATCAAAAAGATGACTTTGGACATGTGGTTGATAAAATTATACAAGATATTACAATTCATAAAAAGTATGAATGGGTTTTCTTTGGAGCACTACCACTTAAACTAAGACAGTTTATTGGTAAAGGTATTGAGTTTCATCAGTGGACTTCTATTCTTGATTATCCACAAAAACTTCAAGAACTTGATGTGGACTTAACAATTGCACCTCTTCAAGATAATGTATTCTCTCGTTCAAAGGCTAACATCAAATTAACAGAAGCAGGAGTTCAAGGAATTCCTTGTATTGCACAAAATATCGACTGTTATAATTCAGATGGTTGGAAACTTCTTTTTGATAATGCAGATGAACTGTTCCGTAAGATTGATCAAGTTTTAAAAACCGAAAATTCATATATAGCAGAGTGTCGCTTTGCTCGACAATATTCAGAAAAGTTTTTCTTACAAAATCATCTTGATCAATATGTTCTTTTATATACAACAGAATATGGTGATGAAAAAAGAAAAGAGTGTGAATCTTTTCTATACAATAACAAAGAGCAATTCTTATAATAAAAATCCCAGTTTAAAAACTGGGCTTTTTTCTTGCAATCGTAAGGCAGAGTGATATAGTATTGGTGTATGCTAAGAAACATTTATTACGACAAGAAGAAATCAACAATTCATCACTGGTTATACGAAGATAACGGTGAGCCTCTTCATAGAAAGATTCATTTCAAACCATACATTTATGTAAAAGCTGTTGATAAAAAAAGAGTTCATGGATTTGGTATTGATGGTGAGGAATTAACTAAAATGGAATTTTCTTCCGAATGGGATAGAAATGACTTTCTTAAAACTTATAGGGGTCAAGTATATTTCAATCTTCCTGCAACACAGCAATATCTGTTAGAAAACTACTATACAAAAGATATTCAAGAACTTACAAGCTTTCCATTAAGAACGTTCTACTATGACATTGAGGTTGTAGCAGATGAGTTTCCTGATCCAAAAGATGCGAAGTTTCCTTTAACATCTATTACAATTTACGATAGCTTCTCAAAAAAATATTATGTATGGGGCGTTAAACCATATGACAGTTATTCTTGTAAAGATCATTTAAAAGATATTGAACCAGAAGAAATTCGATACAGTTATTGTCCGACAGAAAAAGAATTACTTTCACAGTTCTTAAAGTTCTGGAGAAAAAACTTTCCTGATCTTGTTGTAGGATATAACTCTTATTCTTTCGACTTACCATACATTGTTCATCGTATTGAAAAAATTTTTGGTGAAGGTGAATCAGCTAAACTATCTCCTATTGGCAATATTTATGGTCATGAGAAGGAAAACAAATTTGCACAAACATACACCGAATATACTATTGCAGGAGTTTCACACTTAGATTATCTGGTTCTTTACAAGACGTTTACTCCTGGCGAAAGAGAGAGTGATTCGTTAGGTTTTGTTTGCAAAGAAGAACTTGGTGTAGGAAAGCTTGATTATGGCGATACATCTCTTAAAGACTTGTCTGAAAGTGATTGGAATCGTTTTATTAATTATAACATTTGGGACGTTAAGATTATGGTTCTTCTTGAAGAAAAAAAGAAGTATTTGAGTATTGCTGTATTCTCTGCATTTAGTGGTTTTTGCAACATTGACAAAGCTCTTGGTAAAGTTGCAATTATTGAAGGTATTGTTGCAAAGCAAGGATTACTAAAAAACCAATTTATTACAACACAAGATAACGGTGAACACCAAAAGATTCCCGGTGGTTATGTTAAGAATCCTGAAATTGGAATGTATGAGAATGTTATAGTTATGGATTTAAATTCGCTTTATCCTAACACTATTATTACTTTGAATATTTCACCAGAAACAAAGGTTGGTCGAATTGAAAACGAGGACGATAAGATTGTTGCAGTTTATCTTTATAAGAAAAAACAAATGGTTGATATTCCAAAAGAACGTTTTAAGGAAATTTTAAAAAGTAAAAATTGGTGTGTTAGTGCAGCAGGAATTATTTTTGATCAAAACAAAAAAGGTCTTTGTGCAGAGTTTGCAGATGATTTATATAAGAAGCGTAAATTTGTAAAAAATAAGATGCTTGCTATTGAAACTAAATTATCTGATATGGATAAAAGTAGTTCTGAATATATTTCACAAAAACGACTAGCAGATCAATTAGATACAGAGCAATATCTCTACAAGATTTTATTAAATTCTACATATGGAGTTCTTGCTAATCGTTTCTTTGCTCTTTATGATTTAGATTGTGCAAAAAGTATTACACTTACAGGTCAAGCACTTATTCGTCAAAGTGAAAAAATAGCAAACGAATATATGCGGAAAGAATGGAATCTCTCTGAGAAAGATCGTGTTGTTGCAGAAGATACAGATTCTGCAATTCTTTCGATTGATGACATTCTTAAAACTATGAATGCAACAATCGTAGATGACAATGGAGACTTGACTAAAGAATTTATTGAAATCGAAAATAAGATTTCTGAAAATCTAAATAAAGGAGTTGTTCAATGGGCAATAGAAACACTTAATACAACTGACTGTCGATTTGAATTTAAGCGTGAAAGTGCATGTCCTAAAGCAATTTGGGTTGCAAAAAAACATTATGTTATGCACATTCGAAATTCAGAAGGTGTAAAAATGGACAAGTTAAAATATAAAGGATTGTCTGTTGTTAAAAGCACTTATTCTGATAGTACAAAAGATATTACAAAGAATATCGTAAAAGGTATTTTTACTGCGGTAGATAAAAAGAAAGCTGATGAAACATTTTTCAAGTCTTATGAAAAGTTTTTTGAGCTACCTACAAAAGACGTTTCTGTACGTTCGTCTATTAAAGTATTAAACCAATATAAGAACGGTGGAGGCTTTAATACTGCAAAAGGATGCCCTGCACATGTAAAATATGCGATTTATTATAACGAATTGCTGAAAATACTTAATCTCTCTAATAAATATCCATTGATTACAGAAGGTTCGAAAATTAAATTAGTTGCGGTAGCACAAAACAAATATGGCATTGCAGGCATTGCATATCTTGATGAATTACCAATCGAGTTTGGTTTAGTTCCTGATAAAATTAAAATGTTTGAAAAATGTGTTGTGAAATGTCTCACTCCGATTTTTGATGCATTAAAATGGAATGTACCAGACCCTAAAAAACAACATGAAATTTCGTTGGAAGACCTTTTTGGATAAAACTAAAAGGTTTTATAACATCATATTTAATCAAAGAGCTATAGAGGAAATACGAAAAGATTATTTCGGTGGTCTTTGGATTTCTAAAGAAGAATTAGTTCGTTTACTAGAATACGAAGAGAAACAATTTATACAGAATTATTCAAATCTTCAAAGAGAATATAATGATATGTTGTCATATTTTAATATGAATGCATTATCAAATTATACACTTTTAGAAAGAAAATATCAAGGAACTTTAAAAAAGTAAGATTTTCTCTTGAAATCCTTGAGTTATTTCAGTTAATACTTTCATGGAAGAAAAAGTAATAGGTATCCTTAAAAATGTCAGTGAACTAATTGTTGCTACTCTTGTCGAAGAAACCGACAGTGTAATAAAAGTCAAAAATCCTGCCTTTTTAGGCATTAGTGGTCAAAATAATCAAATCAATATCAATTTCATTCCTCTTGAAATGTTGAGTCTTCAGCCTAGCGTTAATGTTAGGAATCTACTCGCAAATCAAACGGAAGAATTAATTTACACTTTTGATAAAAATTCAGTGCTTCATAGCGGTTTGGATCTTGCTCAAAATGTAATTGATAATTATAAAAATTTAACAAATGGTAAAAGCGATGCACCGTCTCAAACACCAGTTAGTAACAAAAGTGCAGAAGATAACATTATAAAACTATTTTAATATATGAGTGAAGATAAACAAAAATCAGAATCAAAAATTTTAGAATATAATCTTTTTACATCAATTGTTGGAAATTATAATGGTTTTCCAGTTCAATTTTGCCTAAAGGAATTTTTAGGTTGGGATGATTCTAAGATTAAAACTTTTTTGAAAGAATATAAAAAATCAAAAAAAGCAAGAGATAAAGAATACCTTAGAAGTTCAATATCTTGCACAGCATCTAATTGTTGTGGCAGTGATTCAGTAACCCAAGGTTAATTTTTTGTAAAAGAGTGTATTTAAAAACGAGAAGGAAAGTTCCTTCTCGTTTTTTTTTTTCTTGAAAAAGGCATACAAGTATGGTATATTGTAATGTATGTCAGACTTACTTAAAAAACTCAGAAAAAATACAATCCTAAAACCAGAAACATTAAAGAATAGCAGATATTTTACAGACGAAAAGTTTATCAGAACAAATGTTCCTCTTTTAAATCTTGCATTATCAGGTAAATTAGATGGTGGATTACCTAAAGGTATTGTTCAAATTGCTGCACCACCAAAGCACTTTAAAACTAATTTCATGATTGAAATTATGAAAGGCTTTCAAAAAGAAAATGAAGGACATGACTATATTATAGTTCTTTATGATAGTGAGCTTGGAAGTACACCAGCTTATTTTGAAAAGGCAGGGGTAGATACAGAACGTATTGATCATCGTCCAATTCGCTCTGTTGAAGATTTAAAAGCAGACGTTGCAAATCTTATGGAAGATATTTCCGAAGGTGATCGAGTATTGATTTGTGTTGACTCTATTGGTATGCTTCGTTCTTTAAAAGAAACCGAAGATGCAAA